CTTAGAGGATTATGTCCACCCCTTCGCGTTGGTTTGCGAGGGGATGTAAGTGTTACAGATAGACGAGGGTGCTGAGATCTTAATAGATCTGCCCATCGAAGTTCTCGACATCGGTTAAGGGTAATTACGTCCTTAACGTCGATCCACGAAAATACATCCGTGGTCAATCGGGAACTAAGACTATCTTCGACTTTGTAGAGGAACGCGAAAAGGACGTCGAGCGCGTCCAAGACTGCCTCCCCCCGACTAATCGGGAGGGATTTAGCCTTGGCCATCAATCGAAGAGCCTCACCGCGGGCCTCCGCATCGCCGTACACATAGGTATCTCGGATCGGCTCCCACACATGAGTGTAGAGTCGACTGGAGAACCAAGTCAGGGTTCGATCACTATCCTCTGCCAACAGGACTTTCTTAAGGACCTGAAGGAGAGAATATTCATTCCGAACGAACTGTGGAAAACGAACCCGGGTGATCCTGTTAAGGATAACACCCAGGATCCACGTTCGGACCGAGTTCTCGAGTCCATGCCCCTTATATGAGTTAAAACTCGACGACAATAGCCATCGAGTTTGTGAACTCATAGTAGAGAGGCGAGACTCGGGAATGCTCAAGTAAAGCAAGAGTCTACCCATCGATCGCGAGATCGACCGGTATTCCGCTGCCGCACGAGAGATAGCCCGGTACCCATGACCCATGAAACCAAGGATGGAACTCAACCGAAGATGGGACTCTTTATTAACTAATTGCAATAGAGCCCGGACATCGATACGAGACATAAACATCTCCTTCCAAGAAATGGGGGAGACGTCTACACCATCTACCACGAAGCGTTTCGCAAATTCAAACGAACCATTTGTAGAACAAATGGATTTCGTCATGTTTACGGGCGCCCCGAGCTCCTTTAAAATAACCAGGTAATGATGAGCGACCGCCGAATCGGCGACCACCATATCGTCACCAAGGATCAGATAAAGGATCGAACGAGGGGATACCCCCGCTCGGTAGGCAGCCATCCAAATGATGACATGATGTGTTAAGGCCAGTATAGCCCAACTTGAGAGAGCTCCCATAGGCTGTCCGGTCGCGTACCGAACAGCCGTCACCCGAACTCCCATTTTACTAGGAGTCAGGCGAACATTTGGGTCTGGGTCAACACAACCCAATCTCTCCGCCAAAGTGGCGGTAGGATCCCATAATGGGGATGGTAAAGAGTACCATCGATCCACTAGAAATTCTCCCCAAGCAGAAGCTACACGAGGACCTAAGAAGTACGAGAGAATCGTAACTTGCAGTGATAGGGGCAATCGATCAGTTGCCGCAGTCAAATCGAAGGAATAAACTTTTCGGATACCTGAAAGGCGAAGGTCGTTAGAAAACTGACGAACTTTCCCCAGTTGATCGAAAGTCGCATCCTGACGAAGAGACCGAAGCAAACCAAAGATTGCCACATGCAATGGCTTCAACATCCACTGAGTGAATGGATCCACCATCGCAAAGACACGGATTTTACCCGCAGGTTCTTCTTTGTAGGATAACCGACCAAGGTCGGGTACCACAGAGTTGATCCAAGTTGGTAATAAGTTCATCAAGGGTACCCTCAGCGATAACCAGAAAGAAGTTATCAACGGA